AGGGAGGGATAAAGGATTAGAGATGGATGATAGTTCATCTTTCGGTGAATTGCTAGAGCAATCTATCGGTCAATCCTTCAGTGGAATTGTCAAGCATGAAATGGTTGGCAGAAACAAGGACATACTTCAAGCGTCCATCAAAAGGATAATTAAGAAGTAGTTCTATGGGTGAGTATGCAGTCAATAAACGAGTGCCTTCACGCAAACCATCATCAGCCGATGGTTGTAAGATTGCATTTGTTTTCGAGTACCCTACCAACAAAGAGGCAATAGCGAATACTATTCTGCAAGGGGGCACGGGAAAAGTATTTGCAGAACTCTGTCAAATTGCTGGTATCAACCTCGATGATTGCCTGCTCACCCACACTATACAATTAAAGGCACACCAAAATACAGCACAACATTTTTTCCACAAACGAAACGCATATAAAAGATTATGTAAGACACAAGACTGGAGGTCACCTTACCCTCCCACTAAAGAAGGATATTTAAAACAAGAATACGAGCAAGACATACAACGGTTACACAAAGAAATAGAAGAAGCCAATCCAAATATCATTATCGCAATGGGTTCATTATCTTTGTGGGCAGTGACAGGTCTAGATAAAGTTGGTACTTACAGAGGGGCTACACTACACACAAGTCTCCTTTCTTCTCCATATAAAGTACTTGCAACTTATAGTCCTGTTGCTGTCGTTAAAAATTTTAAGTGGCGACCTCATGTAGCTTCTGATTTAATCAAAGCTAAAACCGAATCGCTCAGCAAGAAACTAGAACACACTGAAAGAGAGATATGGATTGAACCTACGCTCTCTGATTTGGATACGTTCTACAATAAATACATTAGTAAAGCAAATCACAACGACCCTCTCGCATTTGATATTGAAACGGCAGAAGGCTCTATCGTATGTATAGGCTTTGCACCTAATCCTAGAACTGCAATCGTAGTTCCTTTTCGTGATAAGAACACAGACACCCAGAACTATTGGAATGCTACTGAAGAAGTAGAGGCCTGGCAGTGGGTGCGCAAGATCCTGGAAGACGAAGAGATTGTAAAGGTCGCACAAAATCAATTATATGATGTATCATGGCTCGCTCACAAACAAAAGATAAAAGTTAAAGGTATCGTACATGATACCATGCATGCCCAACATTCACTGCAACCAGAACAAGAAAAAGGTTTAGGTTTCTTAGGCTCAATTTATACCAATGAGAGTGCTTGGAAAACCCTAGCCAAGTTTTCAAAGAGTACTAAAGCAGATGAATAAAAATGAAACGATCAGAATTATTCTCGGTCAAGCCGATGCCCGAGGATTCGAAGGACATAGAGAACCACTACAATTTATGGAGGGCTGTTCTCGATCAGGCAGTACAAGATTATTCCTACAAAGGCAAGTCCGAAGAGGGTTTGAAAGCAAAGAAAGAAGTAGAGAAATGGTTGAAGTACAAGTACGAACAATTTAAATTCGTATGTGAACTGGCTGCAGTTGACCATGCTAGAGCACGTAAAGAGTTTGATAAATATAAGGAGGGAGAATATGACAGGAACAGGGAGGTCATCAGAACTGCTAAGAAAAGCAAGTGACTTAGTAAGTGGCGACCGTCAAAAAGATTATGGAGATAAGCTTCATAATCACAAGAACATTGCAGACCTATGGTCAGCATATCTAGATACATCTATCAGCCCACATGATGTAGCAGTGATGATGTGCTTACTTAAGATAGCCAGACTGAAGCAAGGATCCAGAACAGAAGACACATACCTGGATGCATCAGCTTATATGGCAATAGCAAGAGAGATACAGGAGAGAATAGATGGCGAGGATAATAAAGAACACAGAGATTAAGGATTTAAAACTTAATACCGAACAAGTTCTTTGGGTTTACTGTGGGTTAGATTGTAACTTAACCACAGAAATCTGGAGTAAACTTTCCCCACAACTAGACAATCATACAAAGAATACATATGAGTTCGAACGTAACTCACTAGGTCCAGCCATATCTATGGTATTGCGTGGGCTACGCGTAGATGAGAGGGCAGTCACAATGATACGTGCCCCCTTACAAAAGAAAAGATTAAAGCTAGAAAGAATGCTCAACCTTTTCGCGAACGCAGTTTGGGATAAGGATTTGAATCATAACAGCCCAGTACAATTAAAGTCTATGTTGTATGAGTATCTAAATCTTCCAGTACAAATTAAATATGAGAAAGGTAAACAGAAAATATCTACAGACAGAGAAGCACTTGAACATATGATAGAAGAGTATCCTCGTGCTCGTCCTTTCTGTAAAACTATTATTGCATTACGTGACATTGACAAACAACTATCGGTATTAAAAGCTAAGCGAGATTCAGATGGTAGAATCAGATGTTCATATAACGTAGCAGGTACAGAGACAGGTAGATGGTCTTCATCAGAAAGTCCTTGGGGTACAGGTACAAACTTGCAGAATATTACAAAGGACTTGCGGGCTATGTTCATACCAGACAGAGGACGTGTCATGTTCTACGCAGACTTACAAGCTGCAGAATCTAGGGCAACTGCTTACCTGTCAGGTGACGAAGGTTATATCAACGCTGTTGAATCATCTGACCTACATACTGAAGTAGCTAAGATGGTCTGGCCTAACATGGGTTGGACAGAAGATCAAGAACAGAACAGAGCACTAGCAGAGAAACCTTATTATGGAAACTTTTCTTATCGTGATGTATGTAAACGAGCAGGTCATGGTACTAACTATGGTGCGTCAGCTAACACAGTTGCACGTCATACTAAAATTAAAGTAGCACACGCTACAAGATTTCAGCTATTATATTTTGGCGGTGTGGTTCCTCTTGCTTCATTAGAACGTTGGCACAAACAAGATAAACGTGGTGGCTTTGAAGAACTTATAGAGATAGGAGAAGTCATAGGTAGTGGAAGCCAGCAGCTTGTGCGTGTGAAGGGGGCATTCCCTGGTATAAGAACTTGGCATACAGAAGTTATAAAAGAATTACAGACAACAGGTAATCTTATCACACCATTCGGTAGACGCAGACAATTCTGGGGTAGACTAGATGATGAACACTATGCAAGAAAAGCTATTGCCTATCTTCCACAATCTACAATCGGTGACTTATTGAACTTAGGATTGTATAGAGTATGGAAAGAATTGTTTGATGAAGGTGTGGAAATACTAGGGCAAGTACATGACGCAGTGTTAGGTCAATGTCCTATTAATAAAGTAGATTATTTAATACCAAAAGTAATTGGTTGTTTGGAAAATCCTGTTGAAGTTAAAGGTAAAACCATGGTGATACCTTCTGACGCAGAGGTAGGAGATTCTTGGAAAAACTTAAAGAAGTGGGGAGCGAATGCGTAAGACAACAGACTTTATAAATGGCTGTTTAGATATAACTAAAGGGACACCTATCCCAGATAAGTTTTCTCAATGGACTGCGATCTCGGCTGTTGCAGGAGCACTCGGTCGTAAGTGTTGGTTCTCTATGGTTAACTATGAGATACGTCCTAACATATTTGTAGTATTGATTGCACCACCAGGTAGAAACAAATCTGTATCGCTGATCTTGCCGTTCTCTAAAGTGTTTTCTAAACTGACTACACCTATTGGAACAGAAGAAGATCATGAAGAATTTAATAGCGGTCTAACTAAGTATGGTTTAAAAAATTATCCTTTACATTTTATTCAAGATAGAATTACACCAGAAAAATTAGCAGTTGAAATGCAGAAAGTATCTAGGTTAGATTTACGTGTAGGTAATACTGAATTGTTTTATGATTCATCTTTGACTTTAGTTACCTCAGAGTTTGGTACATTTATGAATAGAACTTCACAATACTTACAGATGTTCTTAACAGATATGTGGGATAGTAAAGATTCATACAGCCATCAGATTAAAACAGGTTCATCACAATTTATTAAAGGTCCATGTCTTAATTGGATTGCTTGTGCTACACCTCAACAGTTTGTGGATAACTTACCAGAGGATGCAGCTTCACAAGGACTGTTATCTAGGATGTTACCCATCTACCATGAGGGTACTCAAATACCACAAAGTTTATATAATGATAAGATTGATGAGGACAAAGTAGAAAATCTAAGACATGACTTAAGTCTCATAGCTAGAATGCATGGTGAA